AGAGATTTATACACTTTATAAAAGTCCAGTTTCATCAATTACTCATATAAAGTATTATGATACTAATGATACTGAACAAACTTGGGATGATACTAATTATATTTTAGATGATGTTTCAAAACCTGCAAGAATTGGATTAGCAGTTGATGCTACTTTACCAGATTTAGCAGATAGAATAAACGCTGTTCATGTTAAATATACAGTTGGTTATGGAACAGCTTCATCAGATGTTCCAGATGGAATTAAACAAGCAGTTCTTTTAACTTTGGGTAATTGGTACGAAAATAGACAAACAGTAATAACAGGAAGAACAGCAACTGAACTTCCTTTATCAAGTCAATATTTATTAGATCAGTATAAAGTACAAGTATGTTAAGTATAGGCCAACTTGATAGAAGAATAGAAGTAAAATCTCCAACTTATACAACAGATAGATATGGAGCAGAAACAAAAGTATATGCAACACTTTATACTTTATGGGCTCATGCAGATTGGAAAGCAAGCAGAAGAAAAGAAGAATCTCAAGAACAAGTCCAAGGAACGGATTTAGTTTTTTATGTACGAAATTTAGGAGTTACAATTTTAGGAACTTACAGAATAGTATATGATGAAAAAACTTACATTATACATGGGATTAAAGAAATAGATGGAAGAGAACAATTTTTAGAAATAGAAACAAAATTAAAAGATAATAACTAATGAGTGTTTCAGTAGAAGCAAAGGGAATTAGAGAAATAATGCAGATGTTCAATGGACTTCCAAAAAGAGTTAATAAAGATTTAGTATGGGGAAGATTTTGGAAAAAGGTTACAAAACCAATGTTAGATGCTGCAGTAAATGAAGCTCCATTATTAGATCCTGGCACTACTGGAAGAGTGGGAGTATCATATCCTCCAGATAAAAAACTAACTATCTCAAGAGGAACATTAAAAAAATCTCTTAAATTTTATAGAACAAGAGCTTCAAAAGATAAAGATGTTCATGGAGCATATATAGGGCCAAGAGTAAAAGGAAAATTCAAAAAAAACAAAGGAGGATATTATGGAGCGTGGGTTGAATATGGACATAGAATGAGAGGAGGAGGAATGTCTAAAGCTAATCCTTTTATGAAAAGAGCATGGAATCAAACAAGCAATACAGTTCTCAATGATGGATTTTCTGCTGCTGAACAAATATTTGTAAAAGCAGTTGCTGCAGATGTTAGAAGAATGAAAAAATACGGAAGTTTAGGATATTAAAATGGAAATAGGAAAAGCAATATATAAAATTTTACATGATAACATTGCAGTTGAGTCAATGGTGGGAACAAGGATTGCTCCAAATGTAATGAAACAAACATCTCCATTTCCTTTTATCATTTATGATGTTTCTACTGATACTCCAGAAGGCCAAAAAGATTCTGTTGCTTTATTAGATACTGCAACTGTTATGGTTTCAGCTTATTCTAAAACTTATGCAGAAGCTTCAAAACTTGCAAACTATATAAGAACAGCCTTAGATAGAGTGAATGGAGTGTATAACGCTGTAAACATCCAAGCAATTGATTTTGATGGATATGATGATGTATTTGATGACATGAGTGGAAGTGATGGTATTTATAGAAAATCATTAAACTTTAATATTAGAATAATAAATTCTTTCAATAATATTTATTCTACTCATTTTGATGGAGTTGATGATTATGTTGCATTAGGAGTTTCTGGAATGAGTTCAATAAAAAATACAGGATCAATTTCTGCATGGTTTCAATTGGAAACAGTCGGATCTTCAGCAAATATTTTTCAATTAAGAAAAGATTCTAATAATACCATACACTTGTATTATAATGCAGGAACTAATGAATTAATTGCAAATTATAAAGATGGAGGAACTGCAAACAATGCCACTACTAATGATAGTATTGAAGGAGATGGATTATGGCATCATGCATGCTCTACTTGGGATAGTTCTGGGAATATTAAATTATATTTAGATGGAACTTTAAAAGATACAACAGCAATCTCAGGAGCAATTAGTGGAAGTTTTACAACAGCTGCAATAGGTAATAATTCTATTGGTGGCGGATTTTGGAAAGGTAATATTGATGAAGTAACTATATTTAATAAAGAATTAGATTCAACAGAAGTAACTTCTTTATACAATGATGGATTACCATTTAACCCACAACCATTAGACAATTTAAAAGGTTACTGGAAAATGGGAGATGGAGGAATAGTTGGAAATCCAATTGCAACTTATCCAACAATACCAGATGAAACAGGAAATAATGATGGAACAATGACTAACATGACATCAACAGATTTTCAAGCTGATGTTCCAGAATAAAGATATGGAAAAAAAGTATGTTATAATAGAAAAAAGTTATGTTGATTCAATTGATTTTCAAAAGGTAATTGAAACGTCTGAAGCAACATTAAGATATAATTTAGATGGAACTAAAACAATAATTAAATTTATTGGAGAGGTGCCAGATTTTTTAAGTGGGGATAAAATATATTCTCATTCTGAAATAATAGAAACAATCAATAATCCAGATAATGGATGGATTGATACAAACGAATAAAGAAATGAAATTTGAATTAAAAAGAAAATATGTTGTAAACGAACATAAAACTTTAAAAGCAGGACAAGTTATGGATGTAACTCAAGAAAAATATGAGTGGCTGGAAAAAAACGGATATGGAGAGCCAGAAAAAATAAAAGTAAAAAAAGAAACGAAAACAAAAAAAGCTCAAGAAGAGCAAAAATAAAATAAATATTAATATTATAAAATAAAAAAAATGGCAAATGGACAATTAAACGGAACGGATCTTGGAGTTTACATTGGAGGAACTTTAGTTGCATATTCAACAAGTGCAACTATAAATGTAAATCACAGTCCACGTTCTACAAGTAATAAAGAAGATGGCGGATGGGAATCTGCAATGGAGGGTTACAGAAACTGGGATGTTTCATGTGATGCATTATATGCATGGTTAGATCCTGATGGTAATCCAATAACAAATGACACTTTGAGTGATATGTTTACAGCTTATATTTACACAAGAACAAAATTTGAACTTACTTTTGGTGTTACTACAACAACTTCTGGAGATACTAAATATGTTGGAGATGCTTGGATGACTTCAGCTAGCCTTAGTGCTCCGAATGAAGACACTGCAACTTTTTCAGTTTCTTTCCAAGGTACTGGAACATTAACACAAACAGTTACTGCATAGTAATTAAATTTAGAGCCAGCCCTTGCGTTTTCTTTTCTGAGTGCGGGGGTTGGTTTCTTTTAATATCAGAAAAGACAAAAACTTAGAAAAATGAAATATGAAATTTTAGAAATTGGAGAACACAAAATGGCAGTACGCTTTGGATTTAACGCTCTTAGAAAATACAGCTTAATGACTGGAGCAACAATGAATGATTTAAACAAATTAGCATCAGGACAATTAACTTTTAATGATGCTTTCAGTTTAATTTATTGTGGAATAGAAGATGGCTATAGAGCATCAAAACAACCTTTTAACTACTCTTTAGATGATGTAACTGATATGTTTGATGGAAACATGGATTGCATGGAAAAAGCCTTTGAGATACTTGCAAGAGCAATGGGAGATGGTAATGAAAAAAAGCCGAAGGCCAAGAGAGTGAAGAAGAGCTAACTTGGCCAAAACTGGAACAAATAGCATTCGGGCAATTAGGAATGAATGTTGATGATTTTTATGATATGTTGCCAAGAGAGTTCTGGAATAAAGTTGAAGGGTTTCATAACTTGGAAAATATGAGGCAAAGAAGTGATTGGGAGCGTACAAGATGGAGCACTTGTTTATTATTAAACATTCAGCTTCCTAAAAATAAAAGTATAAAACCAACAGATTTAATTCAGTTTGATTGGGAAAAAGAAGCGTTAAAAATAGATTTTGAAGAGTTGAAAAATAAAGCAGAATTATATAAAAAAAGAATAGAACATGGCAAGTAAAGCAATAGGATTTTTAAATTTCAAATTCTCAGCAGATTTAACTTCTTTTGAAAGAGCAATGAAAAAAGCTCAAAAGAACTTAAAGAAGTTTGGAAAAAATGTAACTAAAGCTGGACAAAATTTATCAAGAAATTTAACTCTTCCTATTTTAGCTTTAGGAGCTGCATCTATTAAAGCTTTTGATGAACAAGCAAAGGCCGAACAAAAACTTCTCACATCATTAAAAGGAAGAGAGGATATTCAACAAAGATTAATTGAACAAGCAAAAGAACTTCAAAAAACAACTTTATTTGGAGATGAAGCTACTATTGCTGCTCAATCTATGTTAGCAATGATGGGATTAACAGAAGAGGAGGTTGTAAAATTGATTCCATTAATTCAAGATTTTGCAACTGCAAAAGGAATGGATTTAGTTACAGCTGCTGATCTTGTAGCAAAGTCAATGGGAAGTTCAACTAATGCTTTATCAAGATATGGGATTGAGATAACTGGAGCTGTTGGATCAAGTGAAAGGTTAGATACAGCGGTAAATCAATTAACAGAAAAGTTTGAAGGACAAGCTAAAGCCGCAGCTTTAGTTGGAGCAGGTCCTTTGATTCAGATAGGTAATCAACTTGGAGATATATCTGAACAATTAGGGGGAAGATTGATGCCTTATGTAACAAAATTTGTTGATTATCTTAAAACTTTAATAAGTAAATTTGATGGACTAACAGAATCACAAAAAGATAATATTGTTAAATGGGGATTAATATTAGCTGCAATAGGACCTGTTCTTATAATTATTGGGAAAATAAGTATTGGAATAGCTGCTTTAATGCCTTTATTGACAACACTTGGGAAAGTTATGTTAAGACATCCATTAATAACAGCATTTACTTTAGCATCAGTGGGAATTTATAAAATGGTTAAAGCATGGAAATCATTAAAAGAAGTAGAATCAGCAGAGTCAATATTAGCAAAAAGGAGATTAGAGTTGCAAAAACAAGTAAATGCAGAAACAAAACTTGAAATAGACCAAATAAATGAAAAAGTCGGAATAGCAAGAGATGCTGAAGCCTCAGATAAAGATAGAATGTCTGCAGTTAAATTTTTAAATACAGAAATAAAAGGTCTAAACGGGCAATTAACTCTTGAAAATATAAACACAAAATCAACTACAGATTCTATAAATAAACATACAGAAGCTATTATTGCTAACGCAAAAGCCGCTGGCGCTAAGAAACAATTAGAACAAGCCGTTATGGATCTTGAAGAAGCAGAGCGACTTTATAGCGTTGCTTTTAAATTCCACATGAAAAATGCTAAATTGGCTGGCAAAGATTTCATGGGTCAAGTTGATTATGCTGAAAAAATGATCAGCCCTTCTAAGCAAAAAGACATAGATGAAGCTCAAAAAGTGGTAGATGCATTAGTAGCTATGATTAAGGAGGTAGAAAAAGTAGGTTCAGAATTAAACGCTCCGAGAACTTTTGACGAAATAATGATTACCAAATATGCTAATTCTATAAATGGTTTGAATGAAAAAATGTCAGACTTACAATTTGTAATGAATGATGCAACAAAAGGTTCAGAAGATTATAACAAAGCGGCTAAAGAAATTGTAAATACACAAAAAGAATTAGATAAAATGTATTCAGCCACAACTTCTACAGTTGTTGGCTCAGGAGAAGATTATTCAAGAGCTTTAGATCCTTTGTTGGCTCAAATTAAAGACTATTCTGAAACAATGACTGTTATGGGAGCATCAATGTTTTTAGTAGAAACCAGAACTGAGGCATTAACAGAAGCACAAAAACAATATAATGCAACAGTAGGTTTATTTAAAGATATAATGTTTACGGCAATGATGGATGCAACTAATAGCCAAGAAAACTTTTTTAATTCCTTTATTAAAAATATGAAAAAAGCTATCAAACAACTCCTTATTCAATTGGCTGTAATGACTGCATTAAACATATTATTGGGAGGCCCTACAATTACTATTGCAAAAGCTTTTTCAGCTGCAAAATTAGATATTTTAGGATTTGCAGAGGGAGGATTAGTAACTGGTCCTACAACAGCTCTTATAGGAGAGGGAGTTGGAACAACCGCTTCTAATCCAGAGGTAGTAGCACCTTTAGATAAACTAAAACAATACATGGGAGGAGGTAATCAAAATATAATTGTAGAGGGTGTATTAAAAGGAAATGACATATATTTGTCAAATAGAAATACATCAATAAACAGATTGAGAACAACATAATATGGCAAGAGCATCTTATAATTTACAAATTTTCAAAACAATACCATTAGAATCAGCTAATGGAACAACTTATACTGCAACTATTTGGATTGCTGGAACAGGAAGTAGTGGAGAATGGAAATTAGCTTCAAATGGATTAAAATTAGACTGGGAATCGGCTAGTGTACAAGATAAAAACTCTCCAATATTAGCTTCAAAACTTACTCTTGATATATTAGTTGAAGATTTAACTCAAGAAAATTCAATAATTGATTTTTCTGAAAGAGCAGAAAGAGATATTTGGGTTACATTAAGAAAAGGATCTGCGGGAAGTTTATTATGGTCAGGTTATTTAATACCTAATTTAGATGTAAGAGAAGATGTTTCTTATCCTTATGTATCAACCTTAGTTTTTGTTGATGGGATTGCAAGTCTAAAAGAAATTCCTTTTTTAAGAGAAACTAACAGTGAAACAACGGCAGTACCAACATTTCCTTATGTTAAAGCTGATACTTATGCAAACGCTGGTTACAGACAAATAATTGGATATACTGAAGCTTGGATAAAATTAATTTTAGATAATACTGGAATGGTTTTAGAATCTGATGAAGCAAGCCCTGGAGCTGGATTAGAAAATTATGTTATTCAGACTGCTGTTAATTGGTGGAATGAAGATATGGGAAGTGGACCAGATTTGGCTACATGTCCTTTATCTCAAACTAAAATAAATGTAAGTGATTTTTACACTGTTTCAGATAACAATGAATATACTCCTCCAACTACATATTCTGTATTGGAAAGTATTTGTAAATCCTTTAATATGAGATTTTTTTACTGGGAAAATAGATTTCATTTTGTTCAGGTTTCAGAATATAACACAAATGAACAAGGTGCAGCTCCTTATACGTCCCCTGTAAATATTCCAACAAGAGAATTTTATTATACAGGATCATTCAAAACAAGTAGAAACTATTTTGGAAACACTAATCATTCTTTATATCCTCAAGTTATTGAAACTGGAACAACAAATGGAGGATTACAGAAATTAGCAACAACTCAATATGAAGCTTTGCCTGCAATAAAAAGAACAAAAACTACTTATTCTGAATTAGCTGGAGGTAATTATTTTAATGGTTTTCCTTTGTTTTTAACTCATAACACAGTTTCTGGATTGCCTACTACTTGGCCAACTGATGGACTTTCTCATGCTTATACCCAATTTTCTCAATCTGGTCAAGAGTATAATATTATGACTTTAACAGATGCGGATCAATTAGCTGGTTTTTTATGTAGAATCTATTGCTCTTTTTCTAATACTTCAACTGCTCAATTAAATATGGATTGTTTATGGACTATTAGAGCAAAACCATCAACATCAGCTTGGGCAGATTCTGATAATATGACTTTATATAAATTTACTGGAACTCCTGCAACTTCTGAATTAAAATGGATGAGTACAACAACAGGATCAGGAGAATTTCCTTTATCTAATAACCAACAATACATTAGAAATACAAGGGGAGTACCTGCTGGATGTAATGATTATGTAATAAGTATGTTTGATAGTGCTATTGATAGTATATGTGATAATACAGGAAATTTAATTCCTACTGATCCTTTATTTGTTGGAAGCTGGGATTTTCAATTTTATACATTTACTGAATATGATGATAACAGATTAAAGCCAATGTATGCTTATAATCAAGGAAATTCAGGTTATTCTCATGGAAGAGTACAAGACACTAATTTAACAGGAAATACTAACTATGCAGGAACAGCTTTAACTCAAGCACAAACTCCAACTTTTTATGAATTAAATTATAAAGACACATTAAGCACAATACTAAATGGAGGACAATATTTTGAATCAATGTTTGTTCCTGTAAAATCTGGAGGAATATCTTTTGGAAATTCTTATCAAGAAGTTGAAGTTGAACAAAGTGGAAATGATTCTTTTGAGTATAATGTTGGAGTAATAGCTTTTGGAGATGGTTCTGGATCTGACACAAATTCTACTTTTCAAGTATATGATGGAGCTGATTGGGTATATGTTAATCCTTTAGGCAAATGGGCAAAGGGAATATATACTTGGAATGGAAGTGCTTATGTTTGGAGTTCTTTAACTTATGATAAAAAGAGTCAAGTTTTAGTTGGGGAAGAGATAATGAATAATCAAAGTAAAACAATTTTAACTTTTAGTGGAACAACAGCTTTATCTTCCATAGATAAATACATTTCAGGAAGTTCAAAATTGAAATACATGAATCCATGTGCAAGAATGGAAGATTCAGATGGTAAAAAATATATGATGATGAGAAGCTCATTTAATTTAATTAATGATGAGTGGGATGGCCAATGGGTGCAGGTATATTATGATATTCCTTCAACAGTTACAATAGGAAATGCAAACAAAAAAACAGGAGAGGGG